GTACCTGTAGCTACGTTTAACTGGTTAAGTGATAAGGTCGATAGAGCCGCATCACCAGTAACCTGGTACATGATAATGTCACCCACAAAAGCTATGAGTGACTGGATGATACCACCTTGCACTTGGTTCTGCAAAGGCATACCAATAAGCGCAGTTATAGTTTGGTTTGTGCCAAGTGTGAGTACCTGCGTACCAGCGGTGCAATTAATAGGGTCGTTAGTATCCGAGAAAACTAAAGCGTTCTCAACAGCATAGTAGGCTCTACCACTAAACTGAGCTATGGAAATAGGTAGGGCCGGAAGGGTTACGGCACCCGTGAGTGTACCCGCGCTCCATGTAGGAGCAGCGGGGTTATTGATATCGAGAACGCCGAAGAAGTAGCCCCCGGCTTGGTTAAACCCTGGATGAGCAACCAAGATTTTTCCACCCACGAGACACATTACCGGAGGGGTCCACGCCCCGGAGGTAGCGGGAGAAGTTGGCGTATTTGCGGCTGTAGCACCCGTTATAGCTATGAATGTGCTTGAAGTTGTATCGTAAACAAAGGGTTCGTCGTGCCCAGTATTAGCAGCGGAAGCTATCATGCCATAAATTCTAGTTCCCACAACTAAAAGGCAAGAAATAAAACCGGGAGTATTGAACCCTGTAAAATTGGTTAGCCTCACATCAGCGGGGCGGCATTGCCACAGGCCGTTTGAACCAGGATCGGGGATCAAGTTTTGGAGAGAAGACATGCAGCCGGGAAAGCCCAAGTCCATACTAGGAGCTTCGCTTAGGCCCTCAGGCTTCCAACTAACTGGTATGGACTTCCGTAACGCCAAGGCTTTACCATCCTATGAGGTAGTCTTCCAGGTCCTTCAGTTCGAAGTAATCCATATTTAGAACCCGACTTCTTTAGTGTTCTTGAGCAAGTCCCAAGGAGTAGAGAACCTATTCCTATCCAATTTAACCCTAAGAACCGTACTTTCCATATCCCGCTGCATAATCTCCCATTTACGAAGAAGCTCCGCAGCCCTTTTGTGGAAATTGTTCACCCTATCGTCGTCTGAAATATCCATCATCCTAGCAGCAACTTCCCAAATAAGATATTGCTGTAGGGGAAATCTAGGAACGGAGGAAGAAGTTTGTGGGCTGGACATATCCGCCACTAGCTTCTCATACCGAATAAAAACAGTATAGGAGGCATTAGGCGGGGGCCAAAAAACAATCTGGGAAGGGGTCGTACTATCGTCAACCGCATAAAATAACATCTGAGCATTGAAGCCTGTAGTCGTTATGAGCTGATCGAAGTCACTAAGTTGTTTCTGGATAAGGGTGTAAGGCACCCCCTCAACCAAATAAAAACATTCATCCTCTAAAACCCGTAGATGATCGGTAGCAAGATTGTAATACGCAATGCCAGAGGTAGTAAGATATCCGCTAGGAGCCCCAGTATTGACAGACCAAAGACCTCGATTAATTTCGAGGTCTTTGATAAGCGAAAGCTCTTCAAGAATAATGTTCATGAACTGCCCGGCCTGAGTTAACATGCCGGGCGTTTTGGCGATAGAGCAAGCTAAGTTAATTAGGGTTGCTGCTGACTGTGCCAAGTTTCTTTTCCATCTGAGTCAGATCGGCAATCATGGCGTCATGCCTACGTTGCGACTGCCGATAGTTATTGTCCATAGCCACAAGCTGCTGATTAAGGGGCTTAGCTACCTTGCCATTACCAGACAACCTAGCCTCTTTCTCATTCTTGCTACGTACTTCCTCAAACTCTTGTTTGATTTGATCCAGCATTACAGCGGAAAGTTTGATCTCAACCTTAAGCTTCTGAGCATCAAACCTAAGCTGCTGCATCTCGATAACTTCAAGGGCCTTCTTAGTATATGCCTGCATAGTTTCTACAGACATGTTCAAAGGAAGGTGGAACTGGGCAACAGCCGTGCTCCCAACTTTATCAAGAACGATGTTGAAGGCATAAGTCACCCCCGGCTCTACAACCTGAGGAGTTGAAGAACCCGGAGCTTTAACGTCTCTTACCTGTTTTACTTGCGGCTTCTGTATCGTCATAGCGGCTTCTGTCCTATGTTAGTAGAGGTTGTCATTTTCACGGCTGGCCCCGCACGGCCCGCAGACATTGGGCTAAGGACTTCTTGCGGCGTCGGTGCATTTGTAACACCGCGTGTTGCAGACAAACCAGTGTGCCTTGGTTTCCGATAGGCATCTTTGTTCGCCCCGCCTACGGTTTCCTCATGCCGCCATGCTTGGTCCATCATGTTGAACACAGTTTGCGCAACGGAATAGGGACGAGTATAGGTGAAGCCGTGATAGTAATACTGATTGTCTATCCTTATCCTATTCGAGTGTCCAGGAAGGTCTATGAGGAAAGTAACTTGCTCCTCTTCTAGTCCTTTCTGAATACGAATAGCGGTTCGAGCTTTGTCTTTAAACTCAACCTTAGCCTTCTTTGCTTCTTCCGCGTGTATCTCATCTTCGATCTCCGAAATAAGTTCTGCCCGCTCCTCTGAAGAAAGAAGACCATCGTATGAACTATCGTCTAGGGAAGGAGCAACGGTTATCTCCTTCCTAGAGAGCTTAGCGTAAGTGTCGTGGCGACGAGCAACCATATTGCACCTTAAAGGTTAGGGGGGCATTAGCCCCCCACAAGACTACTTGAACACTGCTCCATAAGCAGAGACAGACTCAATACGCCCAAAGAAGTCCTGGTTTTCGATGAGCGTACCATAGTAGGTTTTCCAACCCAACTGCCTTTTCTGATTGAGAGGATCGGACTTGTCGGCATCCTTGAGATAGCTAAAGCTAACATCGTCAAGAACAACCTGACCGTAGGCACCCCGTGCGAACACGAACGTTGGGTAGACCGTGAGCCCGGTTGTGTTACCTGGGAAGGCAGGCGGAACCTGTGCGAGCCCAAGCCCCGTAATGGTAACAGTCGTGTTAGCGGGAAGCTGAATAGCTTGGCCCGTGAATGGTCCCTGGCTAGGTCCAGATGTGCAGAGCCCAAGGTATGTAGGTACAGAACTACTCGCCGCGCTCACGTACACGTTAAACGTATATCCGGGGACGTTAGGAGTGGTAATGGTAAATGAACCAGTGATAGAGTTACCAGTAGACACTACTGCTACATAGGACTCATACTGATTCTGTGTATCGGAACCAGTAACCTGGACCGCATACGTGCCGCTTAGGGTTCCGCCGCTACCAACGGAGGAAGGAGTTACAGCCGCATAGCCTGTCCAGAAAGGCACCATGTTGGACACGCACATGCGGATGCCGCGCCATTCGCCAAACTCATAGTTATAGAGACGGTTAATGTCACTATAAGAAAGGGCGTTAGTGATCGTCGTATCCGCGTACAAGTCAGCCATGACGAAGGGGTGCATCACACAGACATAGTGAGGCATGCCACGAGGACTATCGGAGGCTTTAGCTCCGCCGCCCTCGGCGTCAAGCACGATGTCCGTCATCTCGTCGCCATTGAAGCGCGGAGCACCCAAGGCTACAAGCTGAGCAAAAATACGGTTGAATGCCTGACCTGTAAGGACGTTACCGGAGGCGAGGCTAGCACGCGAGCCACCAGCACCGATGTAGTCAACCTGTGTTCCGGCCATAATCGCATTGAAGCAATTACGCTCAAGAGTCTCAGAGACCTGGAGAGCAGTTAGCTCGATAGCCTTCTTGAACAGAGGATGCTTGATCGTCAACTCAGCAACATCAGTAATGATGATTTGATCGCCCCACTGCTGGGCAGTAGCCGTCACCTGGGCCAACGTCATTAACTCGCCTGGAGGTGGCGAACCCTCGGTAAGTGGCTGGTAAGGCAGCGGAACACGGTTGAACCGGGTAGCCGTGTAAGTGTTGCCACTACCTTTAGGCAACGTAAGCGGATCGCCCAAACGATAGACAACAAGCTGACGCCGGACAAGAGGAAGGGTTTCAGTTGCGATATAAGATTGAATGTCGCTACTGAAATTAGTGGAAGTATTGGTCACAAGCTTACTCCTGCCTGTAACCCCATCCTACTACGCTAGAGGGGTATGTTTTCCAATCTCTTTTTAAGAGCTTCTTTATCTGACGAAGAGTTACGGCGACCTGGCGTAGAGGCACCGTCACCCCGCGAGTTACTAGGTTTGGAGACTGGCTTACGACGCGTAGGAGTGGGCTTGCTGGACTGTTCTGCCATTTTCAAAGCTTCTTCTCCGATCACGTTAGCGAGTATCTGCTCCCTGGGAATGTTCCAACCATTGTTGCGGGCTTGCTGCAATTTCTTCTCTACCGTACCTTGATGCCGCTTGTAAACCTTATTTACAGTGGCCTTAGCGTCATACTGTGCTTTGTCTGCAGCATCGTTGCGGTAGAAGGCATCCATATCGCGCTGAAAATTCATCTGCGCGCGAATCTCTTGCAGCTC